GAGGAAGCCGAAGCTATCCTCAAGCGTGACATGGTGCAGTATGAGGCTGGCGTCGAGAAGCTCGTCAAAGTTGAGCTTACGCAGGGCCAGTTTGATGCGTTGGTGGACTTTGCCTACAACGCCGGTGTCGGTGCGCTTGCTAAGTCTACGTTGCTGAAGAAGGTTAACGCAGAGAAGTTTGATGAAGTTCCCGCCGAGTTCATGAAATGGACCCGTGGCGGTGGCAAAGAGCTTCCGGGTCTGGTGCGCCGCCGTCGCGCAGAAGTTAAGCTCTGGCGCGGTTTGGACACCGAGAAGCCAATTCCGGTGGAAGAAGCTCGTATGGAGCCGGATGCCCCGGCACCGAAGAAAAGCATCGTGCAGTCTAAAGAGGCCAACGGGGCTGTGATTGCGGGTGGCGCGGGCGCGATTGCTGTGGTTCAGGAAGTCATGCCTATCGTGAAAGAGGGCGGCGACATCCTGTCTGCGATGAGTACGACAGCTATCGTATGCCTTGTCATTGTTGTGGCTGCGGGCGCTATTTGGTATTTCCGTAAACAGAGGCTTGACGAGGAGGGGGCATGATCGGGTTTCTGTTCTCGCCCATCGGGCGTTTTGTGTCAGCCGTTGGCGGGGTTCTCCTCGCCATCGCCGCTGTTTATGGCAAAGGCCGGAGAGACGCCCGGCAAAAGCTGGAGGCCGAAGCCAATGCTGATGCTCTTGCACGCACGCAGTCTGCTATTCGGGCTGGCGATAACGCTGCTACTGATTCTGCCCGGCTGCGCGACTCCGACGGCCACCGTCGCGACTAACAAATCTGTCTGCGAGGTTTGGAAGCCGGTCTCGTGGTCCAAAAAAGATACAGACCAGACAATTACGGAAGTTAAGGTCAACAACGCTCGTCGTGAGGGGTGGTGCCACGACGCCAAATAAATGGTATCATGAGCAAAACCGCGAGGCTTGACCGTGACTACAGGTCTTACTTACTCCACTTATAAGACCCAGATTGCGACCTTGGCGGTTGTTTCTGAGACGGATGCCAATTTTTTGACAATCCTGCCTCAGACCATCACCTACGCTGAGAACCGCATTTATCGCGATCTTGATCTTCTCAGCACGGTTACGAGCAACACGTCCTACTCTTTGACCGCTGGCAACAGAAACGTAACGGTTCCTGCGTCTACGTTTGTCACGATCCAAGAAGTAAACGTGCTGCTGCCTGCTGGCGCGGTAGACCCTGAGATCAGCACACGTGTCGCCCTTGTGCCGACGACTAAAGAGTTCCTTAACGTAGTCTATTCCAGCATCAGCGGAGCAGCTACGCCGGAATACTTTGCGATGTTGGATCAGAGCAGCTTTGTTGTTGGCCCATGGCCGGACAACAACTACACGGTAGAGATTGTTGGCACGATCCGTCCTGCCAGCTTGTCGGCTGCTAACACCGAAACATTCATTAGTCTGTATCTGCCTGACCTCTTCATCATGGCAAGCATGATTTACGTGTCTGGCTATCAGCGCAACTTTGGCCGTCAGTCAGATGACCCCGCCATGGCGCAGTCTTATGAGACGCAGTACCAAGCTCTTCTGAAGGGCGCGACTGTTGAAGAGTACCGCAAGAAGTTCCAGTCTAGTGGCTGGTCTTCTATGTCGCCTGCTGTTGTTGCAACGCCTTCTCGGGGATAATAAATGCCCCACGCTTCACTAAAGCTAGTTCCCGGCGTTGATCAGAACAAAACACCCGCTTTGAATGAGGCGGGTATTTCTGAATCAAACCTGATCCGGTTCATTCCTGATAGGAACGGCCTTGGTCTGGTTCAGAAACTTGGCGGCTGGACGCAGTTCTTCCCGAACCCGATTGAAAGCCCTGTCCGCGCGCTTCATGCGTGGCAAGGTCTTAGCACGGACACGTATCTAGCCATCGGTGCCGAAGAATCTCTCTCGGTCCTGATTCCAGTTACGTCTACTACACGCAACCGGAAAGACATAACTCCGCAGACGACCGATAGCACAACGTCTGTGTCTTTCACGACGACCACCGGTGCCAACGGTTACATCGTGAACGTGGATGATACCGGTAGTAACATAGACAATTATGATTCTGTTTGGATCAAAACGCAGGTATCCGTTGGTGGCTTAATCCTGTTTGGCGTTTATCAATGCTATGCAGTTAGCGCCAATCAGTTTCAGATTTATGCTCGGGACAAACTTGGAAACCTTGAATATGCCACCTCTGCGGTTGTCGCGGGCGGGTCAGTTGCGCAGTTTGCTACTACAGGCGGTTCTGCGAACGTAACTGTAACTCTGAACAACCATGGTTATGAGAACGGTGGATTTTTTCCTGTTCTTGTTCCGACAACTATTGCCGGGATTACTTTCTCTGGTGTGTATGAAGTATTTAATGCCACAACCAATACTTTTACAATTACGGCAAGCAATACGGCTACGACAACCACAACTGGGTACATGAATGGCGGGAACGCTGAGTTCACGTATTTCAACGGTGTTGGGCCTCTGGCCGGTGGCACCGGCTACGGTGTTCTTGGTTATGGTCGTGGTGGTTATGGCACCGGTACGCCGCAGCCTGCGGGAACAGGAACGCCGATTACGGCAACTGATTGGTCTTTGGATAACTGGGGTGAGACGCTTCTCGCATGTCCGGCAGGTGGACCTATCTATTATTGGTCGCCCACCTCTGGCAATCCTATTGGGGTCATTATCACTAATGGACCGCCAGTAAATGACGGCATGTTTGTCGCGATGCCTCAACGTCAGGCAATCGCATGGGGCTCCACGTTTGATGGCGTTCAAGACCCCCTTCTGATCCGTTGGTCAGATGTCGGTAACTTTAATCAGTGGATTGGCTTGGTTGAGAATCAAGCTGGGTCATATCGCATACCCAAAGGCTCCAAGATTGTGTCCTGTATCCAAGGCCCTCAACAGGGTCTTGTTTGGACGGACCTTTCTGTTTGGGCAATGCAATATATTGGCTACCCGGATGTGTACGGGTTTAACGAGATTGGAACGGGCTGCGGCCTGATCTCTCGCAAAGCCTGCGCGTCCATGAACGGTGTGGTTTACTGGATGAGCCAAAGCCAGTTCTTCCGGCTGGCTGGTTCTGGTCCTGAGCCTATTCCGTGCCCGGTCTGGGACGTGATTTTCCAAGACTTGGACACAGACAATTTGGACAAGATTAGAATTGCTCCAAATAGCCGGTTCGGTGAAATCTCTTGGTTCTATCCCACTGTCGGCAATGGCGGAGAAATTAGCCATTACGTTAAGTACAATATCTATCTGAACAGTTGGGACTTTGGCACGTTGCAGCGGACGGCTTGGATTAACCAGTCCGTCCTTGGACCGCCTATTGGCGCGGGTCTTCTGCCGGGAGGCGCTGATCCGTTTATTGTGCAGCATGAGACATCTACAAACGCGGTTAATGCTGGCAATGAATCGGTAGCCATGAACTCGTACTTCCAGACTGGTTACTTCCAGCTTCAGGACGGCGATCTGCTGACATTCATTGACCAATGGTGGCCCGACGCTAAGTGGGGCTACTACGGCAGTCAGGATCAGGGAGCAGAATTGCTGCTGACATTTTATGTCACGCAATATGCCGGTGACACGCCTATCGCCTATGGCCCGTTCACGCTGACTGAAGCAACGCAGTATGTAACACCCCGACTGCGCGGACGTTTGGTGTCCATGAAGATTGAAAGCAACGACATCAACACGTTCTGGCGTATCGGCAATATGCGCTATCGCTGGCAACCTGACGGGAAGTTCTGATGGCCTCGTTAGACGACATTCTCACTACTCAGAAGAATGGTGTTGTCGCCATCAACAACCTTAACAATACATATCGTATTGAGGTTGGCACAAATACGTCTGACACGGTGACTGCCGACTCTCTGGTGATTGCAGGTCGCGGCAAGATCATCAACATCTCGGTTATCGTGGCGGGAAGCAGTAACGGCGTGATTTATAACGCCAGCGCCAACATTGCAGGTCTGCTGACCAACGCTTCTCGGATTCTTGCTATACCAAACACTATTGGCGTGTTTCCCGCCGGGGTTTTGTTCACAAACGGGATTGTGATTTCTCCCGGTACTGGGCAGGCCGTCAACGTAACTTATGCGCTGGGGTAAGCCATGCCACTGAAAAAAGGTTCATCCCAAAAAACAGTTAGCTCCAACATCTCGGAGCTTGTTCACTCGGGCAAGCCGCAGAAGCAGGCTGTTGCCATAGCTTTGAATGTTGCTCGGGAGAGCCGCGCCAAGAGGGCGTTTGGCGGCAACGTCACGACTACGGAAAAGGTCCATGTTGGCCCGATCCACTCTCCGGTCGCTGGCCGCACCGACCATCTGCCTATGCACGTTCACTCTGGCTCGTATGTCATCCCGGCTGACATCATCTCGGCCATGGGTGAGGGCAATACGATGGCAGGATTTAAGGTCGCTAATGAACTGTTCGGGCCTGAGCAGGGTATTCCATTGGCGAGGGCAAAAGGGGGAGAGACTGGTGAGATTGTTCCGATCATAGCGGCAGGCGGTGAATATGTGATTCACCCCGACGACGTAACGCGAATTGGCAACGGGACCTTGGATGAGGGGCACAAGGTTCTGGACCACTTTGTGAAAAAGATGCGGGCCAAGACGGTCCAAACCTTGAAGAACTTACCCGGCCCCGCTAAGGACTAGCTTATGTCTGAAGATATTGGCATCAGGGTTGGCACGCCGGAGGACGTAGATGCGATCATGGAGATCGCT